AAAACAGTGCATGGAACGAAAGTCATTCCCGCGCAGAGCCTGTGCCCGCGAAGGCGGGTACGGGAACCCGAACCGCAAGCTCAAAGCACATATTGATCTTCAAACCCGGAGGCCCCGATGGGAAGTCTGTTTTCCACGCCGAAACCGGCACGTGTTGCGCGGCCAAAGCCCGCTGCTACCACGACCGAAGACGACACCAGTGCCGAAGATGCCGCCCGCACGGCGCGGACCGAGGCGCTTGAACGTCGCCGGTATGGTCGGGCCAGCCTGATCGGGACAAGTTATCGCGGGCTTTTGACGGATCGCATCGCCAAGGCGGGCGGTGGCAAGAACCTTTTGGGGGAATAGGCATGGCGAAATCGCAAAAGGCTGTGACTGAGGACAAGGCTACCGATGGGGCAGATATCACCCAGTTGCGCGCCCGTTTTCAAAAGGCGATGGAACGCAGGCGTAACTGGATTGCGCATTGGCAGGATTGTTATGAATTTGCCCTGCCACAGCGTAATGCGGCGGCATCCAACCAGACCAATGGCGGCAAGCGCCTGGATCGGGTGTTTGACGCAACCGCATCGGATGCGGTCGAACAGCTTGCCGCCAGCCTGATGGCCGAAATCACCCCGCCCGGTGGCGGCTGGTTTGAGCTGGAACCGGGCGGCAATGTCGCCAATGCAGACCGGCAGGCTTTGACCGAGCAGCTTGGCCGGGCCGTTCGGATTTTGCAGGGGCATTTTGATCGCTCCAACTTTGCGGTCGAGATGCATCAGGCGTTTCTGGATCTGGTGACGGCCGGGACGGCGTGTTTGCGTCTTGAAAAGGCCGATTTGCACAGCCCGTCTGCTTTGCGCTTTACCGCCGTGCCGTTGCGCGATCTGGCATTTGAAGAACGATCCGATGGCAAGATGGATGCGGTGTTTCGCAAACTGGCACTCACCCGCGCGGAAATCCTTGCAACCTGGCCGGGGGCAAAGGGCTTTGGCGATGATGATCGCGATGACAAGGACGCGCCGAAACGCATTACCGTGATCGAGGCTGTTTTGCCTGCAACCGACCGTAAAACCGGCTATGAGCTGTGTGTGTTTCGCGAAGACGGCGACGCCAGTGCCAGTGATCTGATCTATCGCGACCGGTTTGATGTGTCGCCCTATATCGCCTTTCGCTGGATGAAGGCCCCGGGCGAGATTTATGGCCGGTCCCCGGTGATGAAGGCGCTGCCCGATATCAAGACCGCCAACAAGGTGGTGGAGCTGGTGCTGAAAAACGCCTCCATCGCGGTGACAGGCATCTGGCAGGCTGATGATGATGGCGTTCTGAACCCGGCAACCATCCGGTTGGTGCCGGGCAGCATCATCCCCAAGGCGGTGGGATCAGCCGGGCTCAAACCGCTTGAGGCACCGGGGCGCTTTGATGTGTCTGATCTTGTGCTCTCAGACCTGCGCGATCGCATTCGACGCTGCTTGCTCGCTGATCGCCTGGGCCAAACTGATCAACCGGGCATGACCGCGACCGAGGTGCTTGAACGCGCATCGGAAAACGCCCGGCTTCTTGGCGCAACCTATGGCCGGTTGCAGGCGGAATTGCTTTATCCGTTGATAAGGCGGGCGCTTTATATCCTGACCCAAACTGGCGAGCTTCCTGATATCCCGCTGGACGGTGATGTTGTCGTGCTGCGTCATGCGGCCCCGCTCGCACAACTGCCAAAACGGGTACAGGCGGGGCAGGCGCTTGATTGGCTGTCGCGGATTGCCGCCCTTGGCCCGGATGCCCTGGCGGAGGTTGATTTGCCCGTCATGGTCCGCTGGCTTGCCGATCAGTTTGGCGTGCCGGACCATTTGTTACGGCCAAGCCTGCCACCCGAAATCACGGAGGCTGTGTGATGAGCAGTAACGGATGGGACTGGTTTGAGGCCGAGAACGAGACGCTTTCAGAAAACGGCACTGACCACTGGCAGGCCTGTTTTGAAAGTGACGCCGGGGCAAAGGTACTGGCCGATCTTGAACGCCATTTTCTGCACACAGCCCTTGGACCGGATGCCAGCACTGCGGCGATCTGGATGCGCGAAGGGAAGCGCGCGCTGGTGCTGCAGATCAAGCGGCTGGCGGAGCGTTCCGCCGCAGATTGATCCCCGCCTTCGCGGGGATGACGGTACCCAAAACAGGTGCATGGAACGGACGTCATTCCCGCGAAGGCGGGAACCTCGCACCACACGCCCCAAACAAAGTTTGACCCCATTTAGCGGAGTGTTCGCATGACAACCGAACCTGACCTTCTCGCACCGGAAACCGAGACGCCGGAAGCACCGGAGGCAGCAGAAACACCCGAGCGGCCTGATATCGAAACGCCGGCGCCCGAACCCGAACTGGACGCCGCAGTCCTCGCCGATCTGGTGCCTGAAACACCGGATGCCTACGCAATCACGCTTGCAGATGGCATGGAAGATATTGATACGGATTTAAACGAGCGCCTGCATGCGGCAGGCTTCAGCAACGCACAGGCTCAGCTGGTTTATGATCTGGCGGGGGAGGTTCTTTCACCGCTTCTGGGTGATCTTGACCAGGCAGCACAGCGCGCAACCGACCGTGCGGCATTGGCGGCCGAGTTTGGCGGGGCGGAAAGCTGGAAAAAGCTGGCCCCGAAAATCGAAAGTTGGGGCAAAGCCAACCTGCCCGAGGCCGCCTTTGAAACCCTTTGTCAAAGTGCCGGTGGTGTGCGTGCCATGCATCGCATGATGACCCATGGCGATGAAGCCGCCCTTGGCAAAGCTGATGGCGGGGCCGGGGATACAAACCTTCGCTCCGAAATCCGGCGCAAGATGAATGATCCGCGCTATTGGCGGGATCGCGATCCGGCGCTGGTGGCCGAGGTGCAGGCAGATTTCGCCCGACTTTCCGGGGAATAGCCCAGGTAATTGCCCAAGTCCTGCGCCTAGAACAGCTTGTCGGCGCGATCAAATACCGCACTGACATAATCCGGGATCGGGGTCAGCGGCAAAATAAAATAGCCCGCAACACCAAGCCCGATCAGGCAGAACACAATCAAAACCGACTTCTTCACAGCAGATACTCTTTTTCTTTGTCTTGTTGTTTTTCCGGGACCGGACCGCGCGGAAAAGCCCGTCAGGTGCAACAGGTCGGGGCAAATCCTGCGCGTGTCCCATGGAACCTCAAGGAAAAGGTTCCCTGTAACAACGCGCTTAAACCACCAAACCTTGGCCGGAAAATGACCGGTTTTGGGGCAATTGTGGCACTGGCCTTTTTGGGCTCCGCAATTGAGCCCCGGCGGCTGCCTGCAATCACGACAAAACCATATCTGAAACAAGGGGATAAAAGGCGATGACAACCACGATTGATCAAAGCTTCATCGACCATTTTCAGGCCGATGTGCATCAGGCCTATCAACGCATGGGATCAAAACTGCGCAACACGGTGCGGGTAAAAAACGCCATCAAGGGCGCTACCACGGTGTTCCAGAAAGTCGGCAAGGGCACGGCCACCACCAAGGCCCGCCACGGCAAGGTGCCGGTGATGAATGTCGATCACGAGGCGGTGCGTTGTGACCTGCGTGATTACTATGCCGGTGACTGGGTCGATGCGCTGGATGAGCTTAAAATCAACCATGATGAAAAAATGGTTCTGGCCAATGCCGGGGCCTATGCGCTGGGCCGCAAGACCGACGAGCTGATCATCAATGCGCTGGTCGGGGCCGATGATGTCGTGCCCGATAATACCGAGGGCATGACCCTTGATAAGGTGATGATGGCGTTCGAGGGCCTTGGCGATCGCGATGTGCCCGATGATGGGCAGCGCTATGCGATTGTCGGCTGGAAACAGTGGTCGGAGTTGCTGCTGATCGACGAGTTTTCGCGATCTGATTATATCGGCGATGAAGACCTTCCGTGGAAGGGCACACAGGCCAAACGCTGGCTCGGCACGCTTTGGATGCCCCATTCGGGCCTTCCGGTGGCAAGCGGTATTCGGTCCTGCTTCTGGTATCACCGCACCGCCATTGGCCATGCCATCGGCTCGGACGTTCAGTCCGACATTACCTGGCACGGCGATCACGCAGCACACTTCGTGAATAACTCCATGAGCCAGGGTGCCGCGCTGATTGATGGCGATGGCGTGGTGTGCCTGAAAGCACAGGAATAGCGTCCCCGAACGCTTGAACCCGTGGCCCGGGATCCCCGCCTGCGCGGGGATGACGGTGTCTGGGGTCGGTGCATGGAACGAACGTCATTCCCGCGAAGGCGGGAACCTCGACCCGCAAGCTCAAAACCAAACAGGAGCCCAAAAAATGGCAGAAGGTTTCAAAGCCAGAAACCTCAGTGTTCTGGCATACGCCAACGGCTTTACGCTGTGGCACTACATCACCCCGGATGTCGCCGCCGACGTCGACACCGCCGATTACTTTGCCGATGCGCGCGACATGCTGCGCGTCGGCGATTTCATCATCGCCAATACCAACCGCGACGCCACCATGTCCGGCGGCCTGTTCGTTGTCGCAAGTGCGGGTGCAGGCGGTGTCGATGTTCGCGACATGACGGCAATCGGTACCTCGAACACCGACTGATCACACACCCCCGATCCACCCCTTTCATCCTCCCTCAACCTCGCCCCGGTGACAGATGTTGCCGGGGTTTCTTTTGACCAGAACAAGGATTGTTTATGTGTAACTGCAACAAGATTACCATCTGCACCGAATTTGACGCCGCCCAGATCGCCGGCCTTCAGGTGCCGATTGCTTCCATCCATGCCTTTGCCACCCAGACCGTGCCGGACGGCTATCTGATCTGTGATGGTTCGGTTGTTTCCCGCGCAGAGTATGCCGACCTGTTTGCTGCACTGGGCACTGTTTGGGGCGAGGGTGATGGCAGCACGACCTTCAATGTCCCCGATTTGCGCGGCGAGTTCCTGCGCGGCTTTGATGCTGGCCGTGGTGTCGATGAGGGGCGTGTGTTTGCATCTGAACAGAATGATGAGTTTAAAAGCCATA